TCGGTATCAATCTCGATCGCTAAGCCAAAGTACGGTTTTACTGATGAGGAGATGATTAACCTCTATCAGGCCGCTTTGGATACAATCGCATCGACTGATGCCGGTGTTGACAGGATTATTGGCTTTGAGTCGTAACGATCAAGGCTTTGACTGGGATCCCTTTTGGATCGTAGTCATCATCCTAATCGTTGCGGTTCTGGGCGGCGTGATTCACGCCGGCACAGCGCCCGTAATCCCTTAACCCCGGTTCTGGTCTCTTATTGTCGTAAATGAGATCTAGGAAGGGTTACTAGCATGGACTGGAATGCTGACCTCATGGAGGCAACATGAAAAGTCCAGTAGAACTCCTCTCTAGTCTTTTTCACGATGTGGAAAGACTTGAGCCTGGCGTCAAAGGCCTTAGCAGAGATCTTCTTACTGCTAAGGTACGTTTCGAGCACGAAGGCTACGGCTTCCTAACCGTAGCCCTTCCTACCTTATGCGATGCCCTCGATAGAGGGCTAGCAGATGGTAAGTACACCTGCCCTACGGGTTTTGCCCGTAAGGGAGCTCTCCCGAAATTTCTCTCGGGTTTGCTCTGTGCTGTGTTCGATATTAAAACAGGACTGCTTCTTAGCACTCCATGTGTTCGATCTGTAAAGTTATACAGAGAGATCACACGGATGTTTAAGAAGCTCATTTACAGCGATTCTCGTGAGGATGTTCTTCACAAGAAAGTTGTGAATGAGTTCCTGGATTGTGATAATGCCCTTCCCGATGATATCTCATCATCGAGTTTCGAGTATTATCTCGATCCTGTTTCGGGAATGGTACTTTTGGATCTATTCAACTATGATCCTCGAGTACTAAAACCGAAACACGGTCCTGGTAGTGTCGCAGAGTCCCATTCGCCGAACCAGAAATGGCAAGGCGTACTAGCTGACTTACGAAAGTATGACAGCTACGCATCGTCATTTGGTTTCGATACTTTCATTTTTGAAAGTGTCGATGATCAGCATCGTTGTAGTAAGATGCTAACTGAAGACGAAGATGAACTCTACGACTCCCCTGCTGGCATTGCTAAGCTTATCAGTGTTCCGAAGAGCTCTGTAGCTCGCCGGACTATATCCATGGAACCTGTGTTGAAACAATTCATCCAACAAGGTTTGAATACAATACTACGTGATGCTATATCACGTTGTAAAGTATTACGTGGATGCTTAGCATTGACCTCTCAAGAACGCAATCAAATTGCGGCCTTGGAAGGATCCCGGACTAGCATGATTGCTACGATTGACCTTTCGGCTGCTAGTGATAGGCTTTCTTTACAACTCGTAAAGAAAATCTTCGCTAGTAAGGCTCTCTTTCTAGAGGACCTTCTTCGTAGCAGATCTAGTAAGATTCGGATTGAAAAGTCCGATTCATTAATTAGAAAGTATGCTG